GACAGTCCCGGACGCTGAAGCGGTGTTATCGGCCTGCGTTACACCAACGGTTCCGCTGTACCCAAGTACACCTGAAGCAGTGGAAGTGTTGGCGGCCTGGGTGACCGCCACTGTGCCGGTGTAACCCAGGACTCCGGAGGCGCTGGACGTGTTGTTCGCCTGCGTCCTCGAGAGGGACCCGGTGTAGCCCAGCACCCCATTCGCGGTAGACGTGTCGTTCGCCTGAGCGACGGCGGCCGTTCCGCTGATCGGGTTCGCGACCGTACCCGACGCCGAGGAGGTGTTGTTCGCCTGAGTGTGAGCGGATGTTCCGGTGTAGCCGAGTTGGCCGGACGCGCTCGAGGTGTTGTTCGCTTGCGTGACCGCTACCGTGCCGGTGGTTCCGCTACTCGCGGCGGGGAGTGCAACGAGTGAGACCGCGAAGTTCTGGCTGGCGCTGACCGTCGCCCCGGACGCCGTCTGCGTACCCGAGGACACGTTCGCCCTGTACGCGGCGGAGCCTGCCTCGTTGTCGTCCACCTCGGTGAAACTCGTCGGCGGAGCGTGGGTCTCTCCGCCGCCGTACTCGTGGGTGTCAACACCCCACGCCAGATCATCCCCCGTCGCGGCAGTGACCGAGCGGGACGTGATCGAAGTACCCGACCCGGTCGTGGACTGCTTCGCCAGCGTCGAAAGCGTCAACCCTTGGCCGCGGCCCGTGAAGTACGTGGACCACAGCCTCGACCAGCGAGACGAACCCCAGTTGAACGTGTAGGTAGTCTCACTGGCCTCGACGTACTTCACGTACACGAGGAGCTGCAACTGCCCTACGGCGAGAGTCTCGATCAGGACCGCGTTCGACGGCACCGAAGTAGGCGCGGGGAAGTTGGCCGACTCGTTCCAGCGGCCCAGATAGAAGACAACCACGTCGCCTGTCGCGGCGCCGGCGGGTTTCGTGTTCGACCGGGACGCTTGGAACGAGTCCGCTCCACTGTTGGCGGTGGCAACGTAGGCCATACGTCCCTCCCGCCGTCAGATCAGACCCAGCTGATCGTGTCGAGATACGTCGTGCGTCCCGGACCGTTCCCGGTGCGGCGGAACACCGCAGTCACGTTCACCGCCGAGATGTGGAGCTCTTGGACCGGGTTCGGGTCGCCCTCGACGGGGACGTTCTCGACCGTCGCCCAGGTGAGTTCACCGCGCACCATCTGTTCCCACAGCACGCGGCCGACCGCGATCGACTCCGGGATGGGCGGGTTGTTGATGGTGACCGTGCCGTCACCGTTGTCCGTGTAGTCGAGCGGGTCGGGCATGAATCCCCCAGATTCAGGTTGGGTCAGGCGTTGCCTGCGGTGATGGTGAATGAGGTGACACTGACGGTCGCCCCGGAGGTGATGGAGGTGCTGTTCAGGTTCAGGTCCGAACCGGACGTGCCGACGTCGCCGTCGATCATGGCCGTGGTGGCGGCGGAGTTCCACAACCGGAAGTGGGTCGCGGTCCCCGTGGCGTCAGCGGACGCGTCCTGTGTGATCGAGTTCAGCGTCAACACGCCGCTCGAGGCGCCGGGCGCGAACGTCGCGTTACAGGTGAGCTCAGCCAGGAGAGTCCCAGTGATCGACGCCGCGACGTTGGCAGGACGCGTTCCGCTGTAGATACGGAGCTTCGCGGTCGTTCCCACGTTGGTGGTGATCGCGTCCAGCTGCGCATTCCGGATCGCGGTCGAGTACGACAGAGCCATGGCAGGTTCTCCTACTTGTTCACTTGGATGCGATCGCTCGCGTGTCCGCCGGGGACACCCGCGAATCCACCATCACATCCTTGAAGCCGGCGGTGATGAGGGTGTGCTTCAGGTGCTCCGGGTCGACGTTGCCGTAGTACTCGCCCGGCTGGAGCGGCCCGCCGTCGATCGCGGAGTGTTCACTGCGGCCCGGGCCGGCCATGGTGAGGATCAGTGATCCGCCCGGCTTCAGTGCCTTGAACGCCGTGAGGCAGATCTCCGGCCAGACTGCGGTGTGCTCGAACGTCTCCGTCGACACCACGACGTCGTACTCAGCGTCAGGAACCCAGGTGGAGGCATCCGCCACCACATCGACGCCTTCGCCTTCGCGGATGTCCACCGCGACATAGCGGGTGGCGTTCGGGAACAGGTCCCGGATCGATCCGTTGACGTTCCGTCCGCCAAGGTCAAGAACTGTGACCTCGGCCTGTGTCGCGTGCTGGGCGACCCACGCGAACGCTTCAGCGTGCATATTGCGCCGCCCTTCTATCGAACAGTTTCCGGTCCTGTGGTGCGTGGGCCTGGCCGAGTTCATACACGGCGTCGTTGTCGGCCTTTCCCCATGCGGGGTGGAGATGCTCGATGACGGATCCGAGTGCCATCGCCCACACGCCGCGCTGCTGAGCCGCGGCGACGATCTCGTTGTCGACGAACCAGTGCCGGTATCCCTCATGGCAGACGTTCTTCGGGCCGTCCCAGGACGCTCCTACGTCGTCGATGTAGGAACGTCGGATCAGCATGTGCGTGGCGTGTTCGCCGGCCATGACATGCGGGTTGCCGAGATCGTTGGTTCCGATCACGTGGAACCTGTCTCCGGCGATCGATTGGGCGTGGTCCAGCCACCCCGGCCGGAACAACACGTCGTCGCCTACCACCAGCAGCCACGGTTCGCTGGTGGCGCGATATCCGGTGTTCATGCGTTCCGCGAAGGTGGCGCCGTCGCCGAGGATGATCTGCGCTCCCGCGGCGCTCCACGCCTCGATCGCGTCCGTCTCGTCTGCGGCGGCCACCGCGTACACGGTCGCCAGCCCCGTCGACGCCCTGAGTGACGTCATGAAACGTTCGGCGTTGCTGTAACGCATCGCCGGGACGATCACCGCTGTGCGCTCGGTCGCCGGTGATGGGACCACGGCATTCCAGAAGTCCGCCTCTTGCAGCCACACGTTCTTCAGGTGGGTGGTGCGGACCCCTGTGTGCACATGGACCGGGACCCCGATGGCACCGGCGCGGATGCAGAACGAGATGTCCTCGCCGAGCAGCTTCTGGTCGTCGCCCGCGATCTGCGTGTACCAGCAGGGCCCGAACTCTTGATGGATCCGCTCGAGCACCGACCGGTGGATGAGGATGCACGCCGAACCGGTGCCGGCGCACTGCACGATGGAGTTCACCGGGTAGGTGGAGCGGCCCATGAACCGCTTACCCTCGGGGGTGTCGACCCAGTCGAGGATCGTGAACCGTGGAGAGGTGTGGTACCCGTTCATGCCGTCCTGGGCGGTTTCACGCTGCGCGAAACACAGCCCACCGACGATCGGGCGTTCGCCCTTGTCGGCAGCCGCCAGGAGGAGCTCCACGGTGTCGTGACTGAACCCCATGTCGGTGTCGATCCAGAACAGCCACTCCCCGGGGGAGTTGGCGAGGAATCCTTCCACCGCCTGGTTACGTGCGTCCGCGAGCGACCCTGACCGTGCGCAGCGGACCGCGTTGTAACCACCCCGCATGATCCTGCCCTGTTCGCCGGCGTCGAACAGGAGCAGGTTCACCAGGGACTGGTGGAAGCTGTAGGTGACTTCGGTGTCGTGAACGTAGGCCAGGGTGACGCTGTCATGCACGCCGGGTCCGGGTCCGCTTCTCACCCGGTGCCGCGGTGGCTTCCTCCACGCCCTCCGGGCGCTTCCGGACACCGCGCACCACCGTCGGTTCGTCGTCGAACAGTTCCGGGCGGGCCTGCACGATCGGGTCGTCGGCGTCCCACGCCTCATCCTTGATGAGCTGTGAGGCCTCCCCGACCCAGGTGGTGCAGTTCGCGAACTTCAAAGCCATGACTTTCTCCCTTGTCTGGGTGGTTCGGAGGTCCCGGTCACCCAGAGGAACCGGGACCTCCTGCCCTCGGCGATCAGGCGAGGGTGACTACTGGTTCTGCAGGATCCGGAAACCGAGGTCGTTCACCGAGTTCCCGCCGATGCGGGAGTAGGCGAACCAGCCACGCTGCCCGGACGGCAGGTTGTTCGCGGTCGCGAACAGGTGCGGGACGAGCTCGACGCTCATGCCGCCGTTGCGGGCGATCACGTAGTTCGACCAGTCGCCCACGACGAGCCTGTTCTCCGCGCCGGTGGTGCCGGTGAAGTCCGGGAAGTACGGCGACTCGTACACGGCCTTCCCGAACAGGGTGTCGGCCCACTCGGCCGGCAGGTTCTGGGTGAACGCGTGGAACACGTTCGCAGTACCGAACTGCCGGATCCGGTTGTTGACGTCGACCGACATCATCCACGCGGCGGCGCGGCGGTACTTCTGCGGCAGCGCCTTCCAGACCTTGTAGATGTCCTCCTGGCCGAACGCGCCGTCCGTCGTCGAGACGACCTCGACGTTGGTGTTGGCGTCGAGCGCGGTGAGGATGCCACGCGGTTCACCCGAGCCGGAGCCGCGGGAGAACTTGTCCACCAGCAGTTCGTCGTAGCCCTCGGCGAGAAGCCGCTGCATCTCGGACGCGAACCCGGGGTAGTCCATCCCGACCTCGATCGAGAACGGGATGAAGCCGCGGGCCATGTTCACCGTGACCGACGGCTGCGCCAGGGTCGGGGAGTCGTCGGAGACCTCTGCGGCCTCGGCGTCGAACGACCACGAGACACCCGCGGACGAGACACCCTTCCAGGCGGTGGTGTTGACGGTGACCTGCCGGCAGATCTGCAGGAACGGGTTCCCGGACTCCTGCGCGGTGAGGATGATCGATGGGTCGATGTAGACCGGGACACCGTAGCCACCGGCGGTGGTGGTGCCCTCCGACATCGCCCGATACTCCTCGAACGCCGCCAGGGCTCCCTGCTCCTCCTGCGTGAGCTGCGGGTGCTGGCGTGTGACGAGCTTCATCCACGCCTCGCGGTAGTGCTCGTTCTCCGTGACCACGATCCGGCGCGCGATGTCCGGGTTGGTGCGGATCTGCCGCTCCACGTGGTCCTTCGCCACGGACGACAGGTGACCGGCGGTGTCGCGGGAATCCAGGGACTTCAAGGCCCGGTCACGGGCCTCCTGGTTCGTGAGGCGCCGGACATCCGAGGCCGGGTCGTCGAGACCGTAGCGGATGTTGTTCAGGGCGGTCTTCACAGCCTGCGGCTTCTGCCGGAACACCTCGCTGATGCGGGTGTGCTTGTCGAGCTTCTCGACGATCGCCTTGCGCAGTTCGATGCCAGTCTCGAGCGCGGCATCCTCGTCCTCGGTGAGGTCGCGGAGCTCGCCCTCGTCGGTCTGGTGCAGGGAGCGCAGGTGCGCGTCCAGCACCTCGAGAGTGTTGCGGAGTTCGTCCGGGGTCAGACCCTTCAGGTCGTCGAGACTGCCCGGGACGAGAACCTCGTCCTTCTCAGCCATTACTTGTTCTCTTTCTTCGTGGCGGCCATCTTCGTGATGACGCCGGCGGTGGCGAGGCGCATGTCTTGGAATACGCGCCTTCGGGATACAGGTGGCTGCGAGCCTGTTTCCTGGGGCTGCGCGCCGGGTTCACCGCCATCCACGGCCTCCGTGGATCGCCCGGTGAGATCTGGGAGCCGCCGTAGTTCGGCGACTACTTCCTTGATGAGGGCTTTGCGCTCCTCAGGGTCCAGCTGCGACAGCATGGACCGGACCCCGACACTGGTGGTGTCGTAGGCGGGGAACACGACCGGGCCGAGCTCGTGGAGCTCTACCTCCTGGATCGTGCGCTGGATGCCTTCGGTGCCGACCCAGAGCAGGTCGTCGATCTCCTCAGGCTTCAGCTTCTTGCCTTCGGCGTCGCGCCACTCCTCACGGGTCACGTTGAACCGGAACGACATGCCCCTGATTGCCGCGCCGGCGATCGCCTGCCGGATCGGCTCCACCACGGGGTTGTCGAAAAGGCGAGCCTGAACGAACAGGCCCTTCTCATCCTCGGTCAGGGTGGAGATCGACCCGATCGGCACTGAGCCGGTGCGGGCATCGCGGCCGTGGTCGACCTGCAGCACCCGCATCTTGGCGCGCACCGTCTTCTTGAACGCTCCCGGGCGATCGTCTCATCCCACGACCCGAACCAGCCGTGGATCCGTGCCGGGGGGTCGAACATGGCACCGTAGCCATCGAGGGTGGGCCCGGCTCCGGTCTGATCGGTGGCTCGGAACTGGTACG